AGACGTCGGCTGCACTATCCGGGGGAACGCGAAGTCACAGGGCGCGGCCATGAACCTCGGCGCCTGGCAGGATGGGCTGGTAGAAGCCTGCACCATCGAAGACAACGCGAAGGGCATCGCGCTCTGGAAAGGGGACGGCGCGCAGGCCTCCCGCAACGTGCGGATCGAGCGGAACACCATCCGCCGGAACGGGAGCGGCTACTCGCTTCAGTGCACGAACGGGAGCAGCGGGCATAAGCTCCTGAACAACACCTTTGACCGGAAGCCCGTGCCGGGCGGCTGGACGAGTGGGCCGCCGGCCAAAACGAACTCAGGTCCCGGTGCCGCGAAATGGTGAAGATGGCAACTACCGAGAACCTTCACCCGGAGCCGGAGCGGGTCGCTATTGACAGCCTGCGCCCGCATCCCCGAAATTACCGCTCCCACCCGGACGATCAAATCGACCACCTGATGCAGTCCATTCAGGAGCATGGCCTGTATCGGAACGTCGTCCTAGCGCGGGATGGCACGATCCTGGCCGGGCACGGCGTGGTTCAGGCGGCCCGGAAGCTGGGGCTGCCCGAGGTGCTCGCGGTGCGGCTCGACGTGGAGCCGGACTCCCCGCTCGCGCTCAAGGTGCTGACTGGAGACAATGAGATCGAGCACCTCGCGGAGCAGAATGACCGGCTGCTCTCGGAACTCCTGAAGGAGATCAGTCAGGAGGCGCCGGCCGGGCTGGTCGGGACTGGCTACGACGAAGCGATGCTGGCGAACCTGGTGTTCGTGACGCGGCCGGCAAGCGAGATTGAGGGTGTAGACGAGGCACGTCACTGGGCGGGGATGCCGGATTACGATGAGGGAGAGACCCCGTTCCAGTTGACGATCAGCTTTGAGAACGAGGACGTGAGGGCGCAGTTCCTCGCGCAGATCGGCGCTTCCGTCGTCAACAAGAAGACGGGGCGCGTAACGTCGATCTGGTGGCCGGAGCGGGAGCGGTATGATCTCGCCTCGGTGCGGGTTGAAGCCGCGTGATTCTGCCGCGCTACCCGGTTTATATCCCGTCGAAGGAGCGGGCCGATTGTTGCGCGGCGGCGAAGGCTCTTTCCCGTGATAACGTGCCCTTCTTCCTCGTGGTCGAGCCGCAGGAGGCGAGCCTCTACGCCGGCTGCTTCGGCAGGGAGCGGGTTCTCGTCCTGCCGTGGGATAATCCGGGGAGCGTTATCCCCGCGCGGAACTGGATCAAGGATCACGCGACGAGAGCCGGGCACCTCCGCCACTGGCAGTTAGACGACAACGTGAAGGGGATAAGGCGGCGCTGCCCGGATGGGATGCGGCTCCCCTGTGCGGCGGGTCCGGCCTTCTCGGCCGTTGAAGACTTCGTCGACCGCTATGAAAACGTCGGGATTGCCGGCCTTAACTATCAGATGTTCCTGAAGGCGGGGCAGCGTCTCCCGCCCTTCTATCTGAACTGCCGGGTCTATTCCTGTGCCCTCGTTCTCAACACCCTGCCCTATTGCTGGCGGGGCCGTTACAATGAGGACGCCGACTTCTGCCTTCAAGTCTTGTCGGGCGGTTACTGCACGGTGCTCATGAACGCCTTCATGATCGACAAGCCGAAGACGATGGCGGTCAAAGGCGGCAACACCTCTACCCTCTATCAGGGGGATGGCCGCCTGAAGATGGCTCGCGCCCTGGAGCGTCTTTGGCCCGGCGTTGTCACCGTCAACCGCAGGTTTCAACGCCCGCAGCACGTCGTTAAAGACGCCTGGAAACGGTTCGATACGCCGCTTAAGCTGAAGCCGGGGATCGACCTCGCGGCGATGGAGCCGAACGAGTACGGGATGGTCCTGAAGCAGGTGAAGCCCATCAAGAGCGAGGCCCTGCGGAAGCTAGTAGCGGGGGAGTAAGGCAGTGGCCGCCGAGTGGGAGCAGCAGCCGGGCGAAACCCCGGCAGCCTGGCGGGCCTTCTGTGTCTACCGGGACCTCGGGCCGGGCCGTTCGATTGATGCCGCGTGGAAGAAACACACGGGCCAGCAAGCGAGCCTCAAGCGGGCAGCACGTCGTTGGTTCACCTGGAGTGTCGCTTACGGGTGGGAGGCGCGGACCCGCGAGTATGACGCCCACATCGAACGCGAAACCCGCCAGCGGGCCGAGGTTGAAACCATCAAGCGGCGGGCCGAGATGCTCCGCAAGCACCAGCAGGCCGGCGAGTTGCTCCGTGCACGCGGCGTCGAGTACTTCGCGGCCCAGAAGGTGGACGACGGGCGCACGGCTATCGCCGCGGTGAAGACCGGGATCGACGTGGAGCGGCAGGCCGAGGGGCTGCCGACCTGGGTTGTGGAGTTGCTCAATGCAGACGAGTCCGACCTCCGCCGGCAAGCGACCGAGCTGGACGCTCGAAGACGAGCGGCGCTGGCTCTTGACCCAGAGACTGCTGGAGACGCGCTTTCCGTCCGCGCCGGCCGGAACGGGCACGGCAGCCCGGAGTTACAGCCCGCATCAGCCGACCCCGAAACAGGCCGAGTTCCTGGGGCTGACGGCCCGTGAGGCCCTCTACGGCGGCGCGGCAGGAGGGGGAAAGTCGGATAGCTTGCTCATGGCGGCCCTGCAATACGTGCACGTTCCTGGCTACGCGGCGCTCTTGTTCCGGCGCTCCTATGCGGACCTGTCGCTGCCCGGCGCCCTGATGGACCGGGCCAACGATTGGCTCCGGGGCACCGATGCGAAGTGGAACGCGACGACGAAGACCTGGCTCTTTCCGAGCGGCGCCACCCTGACGTTCGGTTACCTGGAGACCGAGAATGACAAGTATCGCTACCAGGGTGCGGAACTGAATTTCATCGGGTTCGATGAGCTGACCCAGTTCAGTGAGACTTCATACCGCTACCTGCTCTCTCGGCTGCGGCGTGAGGGCGGCAGCGTGATCCCGTCCCGGATGCGCGCGGCCAGCAATCCCGGCGGCATCGGGCATGAGTGGGTCAGAGCGCGGTTCGTCAATCCCGGAGACCCGGAACGACCCTTCATTCCGGCCCGGCTGGAAGACAATCCGCACCTGGACCTGACCGACTATGAGGCGTCTCTGGCGCTGCTTGATCCTGTCACGCGCGCGCAGCTTCGGGCCGGTGACTGGGACGTGCTGCCCGAAGGGCGGCTCTTCAAAAGGGAATGGTTCCCCGTGGTGGAGCCCCGTGACGTGCCGGCGAACCTGAAGGTGGTTCGCTTCTGGGACCTCGCCGCGACGGAGCCGAAGCTCGGCCACGATCCGGACTGGACAGCCGGCGTGAAGCTCGGGCGCACGGAAGGCGGGACCTTCTACGTGCTCGACGTGCGCCGGGCGCGGGAACGGCCGCAGGGCGTGGAAACACTGATCCTGCGGACGGCGGGAGAGGACGGAGCCGCCGTGCCGATCTGGATGGAGCAGGAGCCGGGCAGCAGCGGCGTGGGAGTGATCGACTATTACACGCGGCACGTGCTTGGCGGCTATACCTTTCGGGGGCTGCGGTCCACAGGCCTCAAAGAGGTGCGGGCCGGTCCCGTCTCCTCACAGGCGGAAGCCGGCAACGTGAAGCTCGTCCGCGGCGCCTGGGTGGGCGCCTTCCTTGACGAGATCGGCGCCTTTCCGACCGAAGGCGTCCACGACGATCAGGTAGACGCGCTGTCGGGCGCTCACGAACGGTTGGCGATCAAGCGCGCCACCAAGGTCTACGCCCTCTGATGCAGCTCGCTCGTTACGATCCGCCTCCCCGTGCCGGCCTGATCGCCGGGATGCAGCGGTTGTTCCGCGTCATTTTTCCCAGGCTCGGCCAGCCCACAGGTACGAGCGCGGGCGGGTGGCGTTCGTGGAATACCTGGCTGCTGCCCGGCACGACCAGCAACTACGCGAAGAAGGCCGGCTGGGTCGCGCACAACAGCGCGGTGAGCATTTGCCTGACCGTCTATGCGGACAACTTCCCGGAGGCGCCGGTCCAGGTAGTCAGGAAGCGCCGGGACGGCACGGAAGACCCGCAGGATAACCATCCGCTCCTGCGGCTCCTCGACCGCCCGAACGACGAGTATGACGGGGACGCGCTGAACGCGGCGACCATCGTGTCTTACCTGCTCGACGGGAACGCGTACTGGCTGAAGGAGCGGGACGGGTTCGGGGTGAGTGAGTCGGTATGGTGGGTGCCGCACTGGCAGATGATCCCGGTCCCCGTGGACAAGACCGGCAAGCTGTCGCACTGGATGTATCAGGTGGACGGCGTCGGGTATCGGGTGGAGCGGCGTGACGTGGTGCACTTCCGGAGCGGGATCGACCCACACCGGCCTCACCGGGGCGTCAGCCGGGCGTATCCTATCCTGCGCGAGATCTGCGGGGACAACGAAGCCTCGGAGTTCACGCAGGCTATCCTGGAGCGGATGGGGATCGCGGGGATGGTCATCAGCGGTGCCACACCTGATATGGAGATCAGCCCGCCCGAGGTGGACAAGCTCAAAGACTGGTTCGACAACCAGATCACGGGCTCGAACCGTGGCCGCCCCGTGGTGCTCTCGACGCCCATTAAGATCGACACCCCCGGGCACAGTCCCGAGGCACTGGCACTGGACAAGACGGCGGCACGGTTCGAGGCGCGGATCTGTTCTGCGCTGCGCGTGCCGCTGCAGGTCGCCGGGCTCTCCTCCTCGGACAAGAGCAAGACGTATGCGAACTACGAGCAGGCCCGCGCTGCACTCTACTATGACGGGCTGATTCCGCTCCAACGCCGGTTCGACGCCACCATCAAGCACGCCTTTGACGGCGAGTATCTGCGCCCGTCGGAGATGGTCGCACGGAACTATGCGGATGTCGATTGTCTTGCCGTAGACCAGACGGAAGAGGTGAAGCGCTGGGATATGGGCGTGCGGGGCGGCTGGATCAAGGTGAGTGAGGCGCGCGCGGCGCGAGGGCTGCCGGTGGTGCCCTCGGATGAGATTTACCTGCGGCCCAGCACGGCGACGGTGGTTGAGGAGTATGAGGAAGTAGACCCGGCGCTCTTACCCGGCGCGGTGCCGGGCGCGCTGCCCCCCGGTGAGGATGATGACGAGGAAGAGGGAAGCGGCGGCACGGCACTGGCTGTCAGGACCGGGAGCCGGCAGCGATTGGCGGAGCAGGACCCATCCGAGGTGACGGCGGAGGACGTGCGGACGGCGCGGGCCTGGGTGCGGCGGCACGCGCCGGCTTCGGCACGGGGGCTGTGGGACGCGAAAGCGGAAGAGTAAGTGGCCTACACCTGGAACGTCGGAGCAGCCCGGTTCCGGGACGAGAGCGGGCGGTTCGTGGCCCGTTCCACCGTCCGGCACGGGCTTGACGAGACGCTCAGGAGTGCGGCGGCAGAGGTGGTGACGCTCTCGGAGCGGCTGCAGGCAGGGACGATCGCACTGGCCGAGTGGCGGGCGGAGATGGCGCGAGAGGTCAAGAACGCCCATCTGGCAGCCGCCACGCTCGCGAAGGGTGGGTGGGCGCAGATGACGCCGGCCGATTATGGCCGGGCCGGCGCGGTCATCAAAGAGCAGTATGGGCTCCTGGGTCAGTTCGCGGCGCAGATCGAGAGTGGGGAACAACTGATGACCGGGGTTGCCAACCGGTCCTCGCTCTACCTGGAAGCGGCACGGCCGACCTACCACGCCGTGGAACGTAGGGAGATGCAGGTGCGGAACGTGGCCGAGGAGCGGAGCGTGTTGGGATTCGCCGACCATTGCGCGGAATGCATCGAGCAGGCAGAATTAGGGTGGCAGCCGCTGGGGGAGATGGTTCCCATCGGGTCTCGGGAGTGCGGGCCCCGCTGCGCTTGCGAGACCGACTTTAGAGGGAGCACGGACTGATGCCCGAAGCACGCGCGGTGAGGATCTTCTGGGGGGGAGATGACGCGCAGACCGTTTTCCTTTCGGAAGCGGAGTTCGAGAGCCTGCGCGCGTCGCTGACCGGCAGCCGGGGCGCGCGGTTTGAGTGCTTCGACTTCGACGCCGGGCATGGGTGCCGGCTCTTGATCCGTCTCGGGGACATCAGAGCTGTCCGTTATGACCCACTGGAGAGCGAGTGATGCAATACACCGATATGAACATGGTGCCCCAGGGTTCTACGCCGCGCTGCCGCTGTGGGTTAACGCCGGCTACGGGGACGTTTGCCGGGGTGCCCTGCTGCAACGGCTGCGCGCGGAAGAAGGAGCTGGCGGCGCAGCTCGGCGGGCCGGCGGGGACGTTCATTCCCTACGGGCAACTCCCGCTCCCCCTCAAGCGCGGGCCGGGGCGGCCACGGAAGGTGTGGTGAGGACGATGAAGACATTGGACCACCTCGGCGCCCCCGTGACGTTCCTGGCTGGGGCGCCGCAGCAAGACCTCGCCACCGGGGCCGGTAGCCTGCCGAAGACCGAGGCAGCGGCGCTCGAACGGATCAACGCTCTGCTCCCGCAGGGCGCGGCGCCGCTTTCCGGCGAGCAGGTCTGGATCCACTATGCCGAGGCACTGAACTCCTCATTCGTGGGCGATCGCTACATGTGGATTGGGGACAGCACGCTCCGCAACTACGCGAAGGACGCGGCGCAGGGCTTCTCGTTCCTCAACTCCCACCGCTCGGGCGGCGACGGCAACCCCGCAGAACTTCCCTACGGGAAGACCTTCGCCGGCCGCTACGAGGACACAGGCACGGCACGCCGGACCCTGGTAGGGCTCTACATGCTCCGTGGTGTCTCGCCGGCCGGCGCAGGGGGGCCTTCTACCGACGACGTGCATGAGATGATCCGGGGCGGCACGCTCGCGGACGTGAGTGCCGGCCTGAAGGGCGGCGAGCCGCTCTGTGACGTGTGCGGTCAGGACCTGATGGAGTTGTCCGGTGAGGGGTTCTTTCTGTGCCCGCATATGCCGGGGATGTCGATCGGGATGAGCTCTGCGGAGCAGGAACGGCAGTTGCTCCGGGGGGTCCCGAAGGGCGGCGCCTCTTTCACGTATGAGCGGGGCCGCGGCTCCGAACTCAGCGGCGTCTACGACGGCGCCGTGACGGGCGCCGGGTTCCGGTTCGTGGCGGGCGGCGCTACGGGCCTGGAGGTGATTGCCGCCAAGCTTTCGGTCCTGCTCGACAGGCCGAACACCCGCGAGGGCCAGACCTTCGCGGCCCACTCCGAGACGGTGCTAACTACCGTGGAAGAGTATCTGGACCGGGCAGAGGCCTACCTCGGGACCCGTGCCGCCAGCGGTCAGCCGGCTACGGCCGGACGATTGGCCGACTGGGAAGCACTCGCAGCACGCCTCGCGCGCGTGATCGCACTCGGGAGACCGAAGGCCGATCCCGCGCGGCTGGCAGCCCTGCGCGTGCGGTTACTCAAGCACCGGAGCGCGGACCTCCTGCGCTCCTGACCACGGAGAAAGTGATGCCTACTCTGGTAGAGTTGCGGGCCGACCGACAGGCCCGTGCCGCGGAGCTGGCTCCGATCCTGGCACTGGGGGAGCAAGCCACCCTCGAAGACCTGGACCGGGGCGAAGCACTCGCGGCAACGATCGAGGAACTGGACGGCCAGATCGGCCAGTTCAACCGGCTGGGGGCGCTTTCAACGCGTCTCGGGTCGCCGGCGTCCGTGAACCTGCCCGTGCCGCTCCCGGGCGCGGGGACCATGACGCTGACGACGCTGCAGCCGGCTGGGACCATCACGGCCCCGGCGGGAACGGCGTTCGTCATCCCGGCGACGGCACTCCGGGGCAAGGTGACGGCGTTCAAAGCGCGCGGTAACCGCTCCGCGGAAGAGGCTGCCTATCGGTTCGGGATGTGGTTCGCGGCCATCGTCGGCCACGGGTTCGCGAAGCAGTTCTGCCGCAATCAGGGGCTGGAGCTGCGCTGGGCCGACGCGGGCGGCAACCCGATGAACCTCGCGCAGTCGGAAGGGGTGAACACGGCCGGCGGGTTC